GACGTAATTCACCAGTACGGTGAGCACCACGGTCAAAGTCAAAAGAAATTGCTTTTTCCGCAGTAAAGCCCATCGATGATTTACCTAAACCCGGATCAGCGTATAGGTACACAATAATTGCTTGAACCAATAAAGTTTGGTCAGCAGTAATAATCGGTAGAGCCATTATTCTTATCCTTATCTTGAGCCTGTAAAACCGCGTTTTTGCTTATATGCTTTGCGGTCATAAGTAGGGATATTTGTTTCACGCAGTTTTATAGCGAGCTGCTTTCTGCGCTGAAAATCGATTTCTTGGGTGAGTTCATTCCAAACTTTTGGATAAGAAGTTTGGAACCTGAACACATTTAAAGGCGTCTTAACTCCGTCTTTAACTTTGTAAAGAACTGAGCCATTAGCATTAGATGCGTACACTTGCCAGCCAATGCGAACAGAGTAGAGGCCCTTATCATCACGGCCTAAAAATGACTTGTAGCCGTCAGGGTGCTTTTTGAAATTAGACATCATTAAACCTCCACCAACTTGTTACGTTCGATGAAGCCTTTTAGAAGGTCATTGATGTTGCGGATGTCTTCAAATTCGGTGAAATCGTTATATGACTTACCATTAACATCAGTAATTTCATTTACTGTGAGTTGAGTAATTTCAACAGCAGTGAATTCAGAACCCGGAACGCCGTAACTGTCTGGATGAGCTTCAAAATCAAAGCTAACGTTTAAACGGAAACTATCTAATTTGATTACGGCAACGCCAGAATGTTTACCTGTGATTTTGGCAGTTAAGACACCGTAAGTACTTGGTTGAGTCTTAGGGGTAAATAGAGAAGGGGCTTCTTTTGCTTGGAAAGCTGGCTGCAATTGGCAAGCAACTAAAGAACCACCAGAAATTGCAAGAGCAGCCATGCTGACAAATGCAAAGGAGTTGAAAGGGGTAGCTTTTACGTTCATAATTGATCTCGCAGTTTGCAAAAGCACATCGGACCTGGGGAGGGGCGGTGTGCTTTTTTGTTGTCTGTGAGATAAATATTAGGTAAACCTAATTATTAAGTCAATAGGTATTCCTAATAAAATTAGAAATACCTAATTTTTGTGCTTTAATAGACAAAAGAAAACCCACACGGGGTGGGTTGGGTGAGAAGGGTAGTGTTTGATTTTTATTTATTGCTCATTACTTTGCTTCTGGCCTCTCTCGCCTCTTTACGAGCCTTAAGGGTTTTCTCAAGCATAGATATTTCTTTTAAATCACTCCATGCCAAAAAGAAACTTAATATTGAGGTTAAGCCTACAGATAAGACTAATGCTAAAAGATGCTGATTTGATAGTAAATTCAATGCATTGAAAACATACATTCCAAAAACAATCACTATAAATAAAATGGCAACATATAGTGATGATTTGCTCCTTATATCCACAGTAGACGTGAGGCGATCCCGCTCTGATTGATTTAAACCATCAAGCTTCAATGCATCGAGCATACCTTTGTAGGCTAGATAAATTTGACTTAACGGTAATAACAAAACAAAGGAAAATTGAACCAAGTTGATATTTACATCAAGGGCAAGAAATTTAAAAGTAACTGAAAAAATGACAAATAGAGCTACTAACACTAATGCAATAAATTTAGCGTTGTTGTAAAACGGCAAGTAGCGTTTAGCCATGATTAATCACCAAAATTAATATTGGTAGTCATCCAATTGTACAATTGAACTTTAAGGCCGTCGTTATAAACTTTATTATTGATTGTTTCAACAGATATTTTTCCACTCATCTTTAAGTTATCCGCTGTGACCTTAGTACCATCTTCAAGAGTTATAACATAATCATCATTATGTCTCATAGATGATGCAACAGTATCAATTACTTTTTGCCCGCTTTTGGATGTTTTTCGATTATAGGTGAGTGTTAATTTAAGCTTTAAATTAGCGTCATCAAGGCCATCTTCAAGTTTTAAATCATCCAAATCGACACCAAATGCAGTTTTTAAAACATCAACCACATTTTCTTCGATTTTGTAATCAATCTTAGCTGGTACGTTCGACTCTATTTTGTGAATCGGTTGCAATTCTGTTGATCCAATTCCAGATGAGATTGAGATGGTCTTGGCTGGCGTTGATTCCAATTTTTCTTTAATTGCCGGGTTCGGAGCATCTTTTAAGATTAAGGCACTATTCGCTGGTAAGGCTTTAGCTGCTTCACCCAAAAGCCAACCTAAATAAGACTCAAGAGTTCTTGCTGTTAATGATCTGGATTGAATAATTGCAACATGATTATCAATCACTCCAAAATATAAAACACTATCAATAAATTCTTTGCGCACTACTTCAACAGATTCATCCTCATCATCAGGTAAATCTTCCGTTAAGTAAGTTTTGATTGGGAATTCGGTAGCACTATCATTGTCTATTTTTAAAACAGCTTGAGCTTTACCAGACTCCACTATGATTAGCTCTCCAAAGAACATACTTTGATGTGAACTTGCGTGATTTATAAGGATAAAATCATCTTTAGTAGCCGATACAAATTGCTGCCTATTAATAGCTTTATGATAAAAAGAGTCTTTATCTAATAGTTGGGCTTTAAGTAAGTTTCCAAGGTTCGCGCCTTTTAGAAAGTCTACTTTTTTGTAGTGTACGGTTTTGTCTTTTACAACTGTCTTACTCATTATTTTCCCCACCCGATCTGTTGTAAAGACTGTGTCGGGTTCACAGTTTATTAATCTTTTGTGTTATTAATTTTCTGCCCAAGTTTTCCTTCTTTAACCAACTGCACAACCTGTTCATTTGTAAGGACTGGAATAAATACCTTGTCGCCAATATCTTTAGAAAGAATCTTTACTTCTTCGGCTGTTAGCACCAAAGCTTCACCATGTTTCGCAGCATCATTGATGCGAGCAATAATCTGGTTGATTGGTCGTTTTGAATTGTCCATAAGTCTTCCTGTGATTAATGCGAATAAGGATGTTCTTGTCTATGCTGACTTGGCGGCACGATATCTGTAATAGCGGTAATACTTTCAACCTCGTCCATTTCAAAGAAAAATCGCTCACCACCATTCACAGAAAGCAAACTTAAAACCCCACCATTGATGCCGACAAATTCTTTAATTGTGCATCTTCCATCCTTCAAGCATACCTGAACAAACTCATTCGGCACGAGTTCCGCATCTGGATCACAAACCACATACCATCCATTACGGATAGCTGGAAACATTGAGTCGCCAGTGCCTTTAATACCATAGGCTCTTGGTCCTGCTGAGTGAGTTGGAACATACCCATCTCCAGCATTGCCTTCATAACCCATATCTGTGAAATAGCCATCCATGCCCATCTTGGAGTAAGCCTTAACAGGAACCCAACGCTTAGATGATGGGATAAACGGTTTTTCGATAATTGTTGAAAATAAAAGAGCTTCATCACTATCACTAATGTTGTATTTCTTTTTGAACTCTTCGATATCCAGTTGTTTAAATTTATCTCTCGTGCTTGATTGAATCTCTCCCGTGCCAGATGCAAGCCATGAAGGATTAACATTCAAAAATTTTGAGGCACGTAATAAATTTTCACCTTCCATTGTTTTGGATTTTCCAGACAGCCAATCACTCACAGAAGGAGGTTTAACTCCTACTGCACGAGCAAGCTCAACACCTTTAATCTTTTTAGGTGGCAAAACTTCCATGGCATACCTAAGTCGTTCAGCAAGAGTATTCATACAACTATCCTCACAATGTTAGGAAATCCTAACATAAATAAAATTAGGTATTCCTATTGATTTAATATAAGGAATGCCTAATAATTAAAGAAAAATTAGGAGCACGTTATGAATGACGCACAACTTATAGACAAGCTAGGTGGTGTCACAGCGGTAGCAAGACTTCTGGGGATTGCTCCGTCATCAGTTAGTGGATGGAAAGCTATCCCCCTTGATAGAAAAATCAGGCTAGCAGTTATTGCTGAAGATCTTGGTTTAACAACACGAAAAGAGCTTTTCCCTGATAACTATCAAGATATTTGGATTGAACTTCGTCCCCAGACGACAAAAAGCAAAAACCTTGGATCATTAACCGCTTAGGACCTAACCATGAGCAAATTATCAGTTGATATATCTGCAAGCGCCAGAAATGGCGTATCCCGCATATTGCATGGTCTTGATATAAGCAATCAAAAAGAGATTGCTGAACAATTAAAAGTTGATCCAAGCACTATTACTCGACTTAAAACAGATAAGAAAAACAATGGCTTGAATGAAATTGAAATGTTTTGCGAGCTATTGAGTTTGCTTGGATTAAAAGTCGTTCCTAAAGATTATCAAAGCATTGATAAGGAACGTGTTGCTGCACTTTTAGTTATGTCTAAAAGCTGGATGAACCGTATAGAAACGGTGGATGACTTATTTCATGACGAAATCAGTGGTCAAAAAGAAAAGCTTGGATATTAAAAAACCACTACCTGCTGTAACAGGAGTGGTTAGGCATTCAATTGAGGTGGATCAAATGAACACGAATAATCTATCAAATCAAGAACAAATAATCCAGAGCTGGTTTGAACCGGCTCTCCACACACTTAAAGCATTAATCAAAAAGTGTGAAGAAAACCTAGAGCGAATCAAAGCTGATACTAAAAATGCAGCTGTAAAGCGAGATGAATTTAAAGAGGTTTTAGTGCGTCAGCATCGTATTACGTACAACCATGCTGAGGAAATTATTAGTAGCCTTAGCCGTGCTGATCGTATTCGCTTCTTGGGTAGCACATACATTCAGATTAAAGAAGGCGGTGAAGCATGAATAAAATTTTATTTGGTGATTGCCGCGCATTGATGAAACAAATGATTGAGGAAGGGCTAAAAGCTCAAACATGCGTAACTTCACCACCATATTTTGGTTTACGTGATTACGGTGTTGATGGTCAATTAGGCTTAGAAAATACCGTTGATGAATACGTTCAAAACATGGTTGAAGTTTTTCGTTTAGTGCGAGAGCTGCTCCATGAAGATGGCACACTTTGGCTAAACCTTGGTGACAGTTATGCGGGTTCTGGTCGGGGCATGACACGTACAGGTTTAAACGACGGTAAGAATCCAAAAACTAAAGGACTAGTTCTTCCTAAGCAAAATGCAGCCCAATCAAATTTAAAGCCGAAAGATCTAATTGGTATTCCATGGAAAGTAGCTTTTGCTCTACAAGCTGATGGTTGGTATTTGCGCCAAGATATTATCTGGCATAAACCGAACCCAATGCCTGAAAGTATTACTGATCGTTGTACCAAAGCACATGAGTATATTTTCTTATTCAGTAAATCACGTAGATATTATTTTGACCACGTAGCAATTAAAGAACCGGTTGCAGAAAGCTCAATCAAAAGACTTTCCCAAAATCTTGATCAACAACATGGCAGTACTCGTGCCGTGATGAAACATAACGGTCCAATGAAAGCCGTTTACTCGAGATCTTCGCGCGATAGTTTTAAACGCAAAAATAGTAAGAGAGCTGCTGTTATTCCAAATCAAGCATATGGAACTCATAGATCAGAAAGATCAGAAAGCGAGTATGACTTACTTACTCGTAATAAGCGCAGTGTTTGGCAAGTTTCTACAAAGCCATACAAGGGTGCTCATTTCGCAACATTTCCAATGGACTTAATCGAGCCATGTGTATTAGCAGGATCTCGAGTCAATGATGTTGTATTTGACCCATTCATGGGATCCGGAACAACAGCAGCTGTAGCACTAATGCATAACCGTAATTATTTAGGGTGTGAATTGAATCCTCAATATTACGAATTGCAGCAAGAACGCTTTGAGAAAGTATTAAAAGAGAGGGCCGCATGAACTATTACCAACACCATATTGGTGACTTCAACAATGCGACTCGCCACCTCAGTTTAATTGAGCGTGCGATTTACCGCGACTTATTAGATATGTATTACGACACAGAAAAGGCGATTGATGCATCAAGCATTGATCGTCTAGCACGTCGTTTGCAATGTACTACCGAAGAGCAAAAAGAAGCTCTCAAATATGTACTTGATGAGTTTTTCATTCTTGAAGAAGGTGTTTATCGCAATAATCGTTGTGAACGAGAAATTGCTGAATATCACGGGAAAAAGAAACAAGCGAGTGAGGCTGGTAAGGCGTCTGCTGCAAAACGTGCAGCGAAAAAGAAAGGCTCGTCCAACAGTGATTCATCAAAAGATGATCAAGCGTCTAACGAAAATTCAACGGTCGTTGAAAATCCGTTAAACGAAGAACAAACGGATGTGCAACCAACCAATAACCATAAACCATTAACCATAAACCAAGAACCAATTATTGATAGTAGTAGTAATACGCGTGGAGAAAATTCGCAATTAACTCCAATTCAATTTGCTCAGTATCAGATCGATGATCACAAACGCTATTCAATGCGTGAATTCATTTCTGAATACAGCGAGTTTCAATACGATTTCATTTCACTTGCTCAACAAAGATTTGTTTCGGTACCTGAAATCGACTTGAGAACCATGATTCAAAATTTCGGTGACTGGTACTTTGCAAACGAATCAAGTTCGTTGAATACACCAAGCATCTGGTTGGTTAAGTGGTTCTCTTGGGTTCAAAACAACGAGAAACAAGTCGCTGCTAACCGCAAGAAACAAGAGCAAATCAATTCAGCTGGTCAAAAACCACAAGAGTCGGGTTACTTCGCTAATCTTTTTGAAGAACAGAGCGAATCTCAAATCGTGGATGTAACCCCAGCAAAAAAGTTTCCAATGATTGAGGAGGTAGGTCATGCATGAGATTACCTTGAACGAAGTGCGTCAATTAATCGCTTCTCTTCGCACTGTTTACGCTGCTCAGTTCAATAAGCAATTTCCAGCAACAGGCGAAAGTGCAATTCCTCTGTCAGTGGTTGAGCAAATCGCACTTAAAACACTGGTTGGCGTTCAACAAAACCAATTTAACAACGCACTTGCTCGATTACTTACAGCAGGTGGACGTTTTATGCCGTCATTTGCTGAGTTTCGCACCTGGTGTATTGGTGAAAGTTGGATGTCTCCAGAGGAAGCTTGGTCACGTGCATGTAAGTTTACGACTGACAGTACCGTGGTTATTACACAAATTACAAAATATGCATTAGACGAAGTGATGTATTTGATCGAAGCCGGCCAAATGCGAGCAGCTCAAGATAATTTCTTCGGAACCTACAACGTGATGGTTGCTAAAGCTCAGTTAAAAGGCCGTCAGCAAGAGTTTTACACTCCACCGCTACAACTAGAACACAAAGAACCTAAACACGTTCCTGTGAGCAATGACGAGGCTCAAAAGCATCTCAAATCATTGATGGAAAGATTAAAAATCAATGGTCGTAAACCTGCACCAGTTCAAAAACTTGAGGCAAAAGAAAAAGAGCCTGAGCTTATAAAAGAGTTGGGCCCTGATCCTTTCGATAATCCACACGAATACGCAGAGATGTGCCGTCGGGAGGGTATGCCAATCCCTAGAAATATTCTTCAGCTAATTGATGGGGCGAATGTATGAATAAATTCGAGATTTTAGCGTGGGGTTTACTCATTTCATTTTTTACAGCAGCTATTAGCGGTGCGGTGGTTTGGTGGTGGTTGGCGCGTAAAGAGCTTGATGAGAAAGGAGCCAGCCATGAAAGCAACTAAATTGATTAGAGATAAAGGACTGCAATACGCGAAGGAAATCGTAGATTCAGCACCCGATAACGCAACTGAATGGAACGAGGGTTATGAGTTCCAATGTGGTCAAAGTGTAGAAATCAGCCCAGCAGATCGTGAGAAGTATTTTGTAGATTTGGTTGAGCTTAAACGTCTGGTGGAGTCTTTGAAAATCATCAACGATTTAGGTGGAGTTGAGAAGCTAACGCCTGCATTCATTACGACAGATAAGCATGTTGGTTACACGCATGTTCGCATGGTGGGAAATGGGAGATTGAGCTTTCTTGATGATTTTTGCGACTTCATTCCAGATGGTTCCATTTCAATTAAGCGTGTGATGACTGCTATCCGCGACCACGAATCAATATACGGAGGCGGTGAATCTCATGCCAACTAGATATAACACAGGCGAGTATAGCTACGATCTTGAATATCACTATGGAGATATGTCAGCAAGCATGGAGATGCTTAGAGCACGTTTAATTGAATTGTTGACTCCTCATCTGTCTGGCCGTTATGTGAAATGGAGAGAAGCATATTTCACATGGTTTACAAAGTGCGGCGGGGATTCGGGGTGGATGTTTTGTGTAGGTCCACACGAATTTCATATTGATGGGGCGTTAAGGCGCTATTACTCAGGTTCTATTGATATTACCTACAACCAGAAAGATCGATATTTCTTGGTGGGTGAGAAAAAGAAAGTCAAATGTAAGGCTTGTAAGGGGTTTGGCTTCATTCGAGATGATGGGTGGGGGCATATAGATAAATGTGAAATGTGTGATGCAGAAAAAGGAGCCAGCCATGAGTGAGTTTGAGGGTAAATCTGGAAAGTGGGCTTGGGAGATTCAAAAAGAACAACAAGCGAAAGTGGAGGAGCTGCAAAAGCGTTTAGATGGGGCATTAAAAGAGACTCAATATGCTTTGCAGTATGTTGAAGAAGACATGCGCGGCAATCATGAATTTCTACAAATGGCAATGATTCGAACCCTTAAAGCTATAGAGCAAGTGCTCAAAGGTGGTGCTTGATGTCATCAGTCAGCATTGCTGAATACCGCAAGTTATTTCCCATAAAGAAAAATAAAAAGCGCCGTTCAGCAAAGCAAGTTGCCAGACAACCAAGTGTGGGTGAAGTGGTTCTGGCAACGCATTTAAGAGCATGCAAGATTGGTTTTGAACAGGAATATAAGTTCCATCCTGAACGCAAATGGAGAGCAGATTTTTTAATAAAGGGTTCAAAGATTTTGATTGAGGTAGAAGGCGGGATCTGGAGCGGAGGCCGTCACACAAGAGGTAAGGGCTATTTAGGGGATATGGAGAAATACAACTCCGCAGCAATGATGGGTTTTACAGTTTTACGGTTCAGCACAGAGCAAGTGAAAGCAGGCGTGGCGATTAAACAAATTGAGCAATTGGTGGGATGAAAATGAATATGCCAGTACAACAACACATTTTACAAGCGGTCGATTGGTCTAGATTTAGTTTTGAAGAGTGGTGTCGCCAGCTTGGAGCTTGGCTAAACGGCGATACCGAAACAATGGTCAAAATTGTTAAGACGATGCCAACAAAACGCATCACTCAAAAACAAAGAGAAAAATTAATAGCTATGTATATGAGCGATGAAAATCTAAAAGATCGTTTATGCATTCGCCGTAAGGGTACTTGCTGTGAGTTAAATGACAATGAGGCACGTGCAATCCATAGATTGATTATTGATATTAAATTAATTGAAGACCATATTTTACAAGAATGGATCTCAGCAATTTGGTCACATCATGTTATGGGCAATTCATTACGTGATATTGCTCAAAGTAATGACACTTCAGTTAATCAAATCAGACAGGATTTAAAATGTGGTATGGCTTATATCAAAAGTCGAAATCCGCATTTCAGATTTGAAACTTTTGAAAAAACCGCTTGAGTGTGCGCACGGGGTATGGCATATTTGTGATACAGTGTTGGAAGTGTAAGTAAATCACTGGTATTAAAGCTCATCAAATGATGGGCTTTTATTTTATCAGAATGAATAAACTATCTTTAAATGAAAATATCGAAAAATTTATTGCAACGATATTTAAATCGTTGATAATAAAATTTTCTTTGCTAAAAAAACTGCATGAGAATCATATTTTCTTTAATTACGTTTGTCTTATTTTCATTTATTTCCTTTATCCTTTTAAGGAATAAATATATTGAGCCAAACCACTTCGTCATTTTGATAATATTTTCTGCAATTGTATCCGCAATAATTGCATATTTTGATGAGGTTCAAGAGCTATCTATTGGAGGCAATATCGTTAAACTAAAAGAAGCAAAAAAGGAGTTACAAGTAACAATAGATCAATTAAAGTCAATTAAAGTTTCAACATATCGGATGTTACTTTTGAAAAGTTTACATTTTTCAGGTGTTTTTGGAAGCAGCCATTTAGTGGATAGTAGAGCAGAATATTTTTTTTCACTCATCAATGAAATTAAACAATCGGATTGTTTCAATGATCTTAAGTCTGAAATAAAAGTTCAATTAACAAGGTTGTTAATTGATCAATTAAATAAATTTTATCCTTTATTTTATGGCAAACAATTCAATGATAGCGATGAATTCCCTAAATCTACGGTTTTTTATATCGAGTTGAAAGATGAGATTATTGATAAAGTTCATCAAAAACGGACACCTGTTATACCATTTGATCAAAAAAAGCAGGAAATTGTTACAGCTATAGATAACTATGCAGCTTTGTATATTTTATTTAAAGAAGTTGAACAGTAGGGTGATATTGATTTTTTATTGCTTAATAAGATGAATTTAAACGATATTATTTTAATTAATAATCTCCAATGAAAGGATTTTTAAACTTTTACCTTTACGATTCTATAGAAAAGTTGCCGAGCATAGTATGGCACAAGAAGCTCTGCTAAATATCGATTATTGGCGGGGCTTTTTCTTTTTGGAGTATGTATGACTGAATTTCAAAAAATTACGAATGAGATTAGACAGCTTCAAATAGAGCTAAACCATTTGGGAAGTTGCAATACAAAAGGTTTAAATACAGAACAGATCGCTCACCTAGATGAGCGATTTTTTTTGGCCATAGCAAAGCAACATAAATTAATTGCTCGTCTCAACAGTAAGCCAGAGGGCTTTTTATAAGAGGCTAGAGGTATGGATGATAAAGAGTACTTTTGGCTTACACAAAAAAAAGAGCTCAAAACGAAACCCAAATCCAGACCACTGCCTAAAGCTAAAGAAAAATATCTCGAGGCCGAAGAAACCTTATTTCAAGAACTAGAAGAGCATCGAATTGGTTATAGAAGAAAATTTCAATTTGAATCAACAAAAAATTGGCGGTTCGATTTTTATATTGTGAAGTTGAATCTTCTTATAGAAATTGCTGGCAGTCCGTGGGCAGTTGGCCGAGGTGGCACAAAGATAGCAAATTCATTTAATAAGTATGATCTAGCACTAGACCGAGGTTATGTATTTGAGCGTCTTGAGCCTCACCAAATTGAATCAGGTTATGCAATCAACTGGATTAAAAGAGAATTAGAGAGAATTGAAGATGGATCAGATCAGACCATTTCCTCCAACTGATTTTATGGATCAGGCAGAAGAAGAGGAAGCAATTCGTTTAATACCCGCTCCAGACCTAAAGAAATGGGTTGTGGCCAACTACTTAACGATAGGTGGACCTCTTTATAACCCTGACCATGACCATATTGCTGAGCTGCTTCACGATAATGAAGAATTTTTAGCATTTGCTTGGGCCTCTTCTGCATATAAAAGTAAGCAAGCTATGGTGTTAGGTCAGTGCGAAAAAGTCATGTTCAATGTTGGTGGATGGCGTAAGGCCAGACAAGAGCAACAGATGCGTGATTGGTTTGGTTTTGTACCTACTTATTTAATAACTGTCGACGCTTCTTTCTGTGAGCGTGCAAACGATACAGAGTTCTGTTACTTACTTGAACATGAGCTTTACCACATTGGAGTGATGAGAGACGAGGACGGAGAAATTGTTTATAGCGATAGTTCTGGTCTTCCTAAGCACTATCTTGCTGGTCATGACGTTGAAGAGTTTATTGGCGTAGTTAAACGTTATGGACCAAGCAAAAATGTTAAGCGACTTATTGAAGTCGCAAAAAATCCGCCGTTTGTTTCGAATCTTGATATTTCAAAATGCTGCGGCAACTGTGTAATCAATTGAGCCTAATGGCTCTTTTTTTTGCCCATTTTGTTATACGTAGTTATACGATGAGGAAGTTATGGCGACACTAAAAGAGCCTGTGAAAATCTTTATAGTTCAGTCTCTTGCTTGTCGTGATACACCTCAAGAAGTGGCTGAACTCGTAAAACAAGAGTTTGGCGTTGATATAGATCGTGTTCAAGTTGCAACTTATGACCCTACAAAGGTTGCTGGTAAGAACTTAAGCAAAAAGTATGTCGAACTATTTGAAAAAACCAGAGATGAGTTTGATAAAGGCTTAATTGATATTCCAATTGCTAATAAGTACTACCGATTGAAGCAATACCAAAGACAACTTGAGAAGACTAGAAACGTCAAAACAGCCTTAAAAATTCTTGAGCAAGCCGCTAAAGACATTGGTGGTCAATTTACTAATCGCCAAGAAATTACAGGCAAAGACGGCGGACCAGTCCAAACAGTTAATTCAGAAATTCCAGTTCCAATGGAAGATTACTTAAAAGCGCGGAGGGAAGTCTTAGATGAGTACTGATGCGGCTCGGGATAAAGCCATCCGGATCGAGGCGCAAGAAGATTTATATTTCTTCACAAGGTACATGTTTAAGGAGCGCCGTGGTTATAAATGGATGCAAAATTGGCACCACTTAGAAATCTGCGAAGCTTTAATGAAAGTTTATCGCGGAGAGATAAAGCGGTTAATTATTAACGTTCCACCACGATATTCTAAAACTGAAATTGCTGTAATTAATTTCATGGCTTGGTGTTTTGGTAAGAATCCAGACTGTGAGTTTATTCATATCAGTTACTCGGCAATGCTTGCCGCAAATAATGCCTTCCAAATACGAACTCTTGTACAAGAAGAGGCGTATAGAAAAGTCTTTCCTGAGCTTACATTGCGTGATGATAGTAAGGCTAAAGACTTCTGGAGAACTTCTCAAGGCGGTGTCTGCTATGCGACAGGTACAGGCGGTACGATTACTGGTTTTGGTGCAGGAAAACTTCGTAAAGGCTTTGGTGGCTGCATTATTATTGATGACCCACATAAAGCACATGAAGCTTCATCAAAAACTATTCGAGAAGGGGTAATTGATTGGTTTCAGAACACACTCGAATCGCGTACTAACTCGCCAGATACGCCGATCATTGTGATTATGCAGCGACTTCATGAAGATGATTTAGCTGGATGGTTGCTAGGTGATAGAAAAGACGGCGTTCCTGTAGCTGGTGGTAACGGTGAAGTGTGGGAGCATCTATGTCTTTCAGCTATTCAGGAAGACGGATCCGCACTGTGGCCAGCAAAACACAATATCCAAAAATTGAGGCTAATGGAGCAAGCAGCACCATATGTATTTGCCGGGCAGTACCGACAAATGCCATCACCGCCAGCAGGCGGTTTTTTTAAGCCCGACAATATTCAAATTGTTGATGCTTTGCCTGCGGATGTAGTGAAACAAGTTAGGGCTTGGGATTTTGGGGCTACCGAAAATGAGGGCGACTTTACAGTAGGTGTGCGAGAAGCTCTAGGCGCAGATGGTTTTACTTACATTGTCGATGTAACTAGAGGACAGCTTGGACCTGACAATGTGAATAAGCGCTTAGAACAAACAGCAAAAATAGATGGGAAAAAAGTTTCTGTGCGTCTACCACAAGATCCCGGTCAAGCTGGTAAATCACAAGCTAGTTCATTTGTGAAGCTTCTTGCGGGTTATAGCGTGATAGCTAAGCCAATTTCAGGTGACAAGCTTACACGTGCACAACCATTTGCGGCCCAAGTTAACGTAGGAAATGTACGAATGCTCAAAGGTGAATGGAATAAGGATTTTATTGATGAGCTTCGTCATTTTCCTAATGGCACACATGACGACCAAGTGGATGCAGCTTCAGATGCGTTTAATGAATTACATGAAGGTTTTGAAGCCTTCTTTGCTGATATGGGATTTGCTCGATGAGTGATGTAACTTTTCAACATGCTGAATATGTTAAGAACTTGCCATACTGGCAAAAACTTGATGATGTTTGTGAAGGTGAAGATGCAGTTAAGGCTAAAGGTGAAAAATATTTGCCGATGCCAAATGCACATGATAAATCACCTGCAAATAAAAGCGCTTATGAGGCTTATCTTACCCGTGCAGTCTTTTATGAAGTAACAGGGACTACATTAAATAGTTTAGTTGGTGCAGCTTTTGCAACCGATCCAAGTTTTAAATTTCCTCCGGAACTTGCTCATTTAGAACGTAATGCAAATGGTGCTGGTTTAAGTACTTATCAATTGGCTCAAAATGGAATTCGCCATTTATTGAAGCATTATCGTTGTGCTTTATATGTAGATTATCCTGATGTGCCGCCAGCTCGTAATCTAGCGGAATTTAAAGCACAAAAAGCCTATCCGATGATTCATTTACTAAATGCCCTTGATGTAGTGAATTGGGATTCAGTAATGATCGATAACCAGAAAAAGCTTTGCTTAGTGGTTATACGTGAATTTAAGTCTGAGCGCGGTGCTGATGGATTTAGTAAAACCGAACAAGAGCAATATCGTGTACTTCGTTTAGAGCAAGAGGGAAATGGGGAATATATTTATTCCGTTCAGGTGTACACAAAGGGTGAAAAGGGTAACTGGGTTGGCGGAGAGAAGAAGTTTCCAACAGATTACAACGGGAATTTCTGGACCTATATACCTTTTACATTTGTAGGTGCAATTGATAATTCAGAAGAGATTAAAAAGCCACCATTACTTCCTTTGGCTAATCTCAATTTAGCCCATTACAGAGACAGTGCGGACTTTCAAGAGTCCGTTTTTTATATGGGGCAACCTCAATATTATGCGAAGGGTGTTAATTGGGAGTGGTATGACCAAGCCAAGAAACGTGGCATCTACATTGGAGCGAAAGTACTTTTGCCTTTACCTGAAAATGGTGGTTTAGGAATTGTACAAGCCGACCCTAATACTCTTGCCCGGGAAGCGATGAAAGATAAGTGGGAAAAAATGAAGGAGATGGGGGCGCGTTTAATTGAGAAGGGCTCGGGAAGTAAAAAGACCGCTACCGAAGCGAATAGTGATGACGCCGTTCAGCATTCAGTTCTTTCGCTCTGTGTCGTTAATATGAATGAAGCCTTGTCAGCAGCATTACGATGGGCTGCTAAGTTTGTAACGCCTAATGTGGATGTTCTAACTAAAGATGATTTGATGTTCGAAATCAGTCAAGAATTTAACAAACAGGGTTATTTAGCTGAGTTAGCTCGACAGTTATTTGAAGCAGCTCTACAAGGCCGATCTTCATTTAAATCATGGTGGGAATACAACCAAACAGGTATGTTCCCTAAACAAAAATATGAAGAAGAGCTTCAGAATGTTGAAGCAGAGCAAGATGGGACTTTAAATCAAAAGGTAGAGTGAGATGGCAACAGATATCAAAAAACTATTTGAAGTACTCACTCAGCACCAGGCCTATCTTTATCGTGCTTCATCAAAAACGGTAAATGAGTTATTGGCTTTATTCAATGATGATACGAGCAAGATGCTATCTAAGCTTCGGGATTTATTGGATGAGCTTAATGAGTCGGAGAAAGTTGCTTTAGCTGGTGGTAAATATACAACTTCAAATTTAAGGGAAATTAGGGATTTGATTGCCCAATGGTTTGCCAGTGTTAATTTAGCATTACCTGAAGCTTTTGCCGTTTCTGCTACGGCGCTGGCTGTTTATGAGGCCAATTACGTAGCTAAGCTCTATGGAGCAAAAATTAATAAGCCTGATGGGGAAAAACTATTCTTATCCGCTAAAAAAGTTCCGTTGGCAGGTGGCGCTCTTGTCGATGATCTGCTTTCAAGAATTGCTGAAAGTGCCCGTCAAAAGGTTGAGTATGCAATTCGAGATGGTATTAATTCAGGCAAAACTAACCAAGAAATTGTTCAGCGTATTCGTGGCACCAAGCGCCTTAATTATGAGGATGGGCTTTTAAGTAGCTCTAAGACGGATATTGAACGTACCGTAAGAACAGTTCGTAGTCATGTTGCTAATCAAACGTATTTAGATACTTTCAAACAGTTAGGTTTTGAGTATGTTCGTTTTATTAGTGTATTGGATGGAAGAACATCTAAGCTTTGTGCTCATTTAGACGGTACTGTCTGGAGGATTGATGATCCGGCAAAACGTGTACCGCCGTTGCATCCTAATTGTCGCAGCGAACTAGTACCAGTTAAAAAAGATGGTCAACTTATCGGTGAACGGCCATTTGTAATGGACGAACGTAGAGTTAAAGACATCCCCAAAGAAGAGCGAAGCCAGTTAATAGGACAGTTAGATGCAAACACCACATTCAAAGAGTTCTTTAAGAAAACAGATGATTTCTTTCAAAGGGAGTGGCTAGGGCCAAAGCGCTTTAAGCTCTATAAAGATGGGAAATTTGATTTTGATAAGTTCTTTGATCCTGAAGGCCGTTTCTATAGCTTAGATGATTTGAGAAAGTTGGATGAAAAAGCTTTTAAAAAGTTGGGTCTGTAATTTTTCTTATGTTATATTTTTTAAAACATCAGAATTTATACAATATGAAAACAATAGCTTTTGTATGTCTAACCCTAATTTCCATCACTTGTTTAGCTGAACCAAGTCAAAAATATCTTAAAGAATATGATCGATTGTCTGAAGCTTTGGAGTCAGCAATGGCAAATGCATATTCTTTTGATCCTGCAACTGGTCAAGTAAAACAGGCTACTCAAGGTTTAGAAGCTAAAAATAATTTATGTAGAGCTGCCCAGGCGAAACTAAACCTCACCACGTTTTTAAAAGACAATTTAGAGGAATCTAAAGAGCTTTATAAATCTATTGATGGTGCAGAGACTCTAGATAAAAATTATCTTAGTGGACAACAGCAGGAACAACAAAATCTCGTTTCAAATTTGAAAAAAGACCTTGTTGGAACTGGATTTAACTGTGAGTAATTATTGCCGATTACAGGTAATTCTAAACTCACTTAAGACACAATTTTCACCTATATAAGCGCCCAAATGGCGCTTTTGTCATTTATGGAGTTTGGCTTATGAGTGAATCAAAAGTTAGACATTTGGTACTTAAAAGAGTTTCAGATAAATCTTCTCATCTTGCTCTTTGTGACGAGGAAACAGGTATTCCATTAGCTGGATTAACCGCTGTAAAAATGAATTGTAGTGTTTTTGAGGGTCCAGCGACTATCACGGCAACATTTGATGTAGGTGGTCCTCAAGGCATCCGCTTAGTTGGTGATGAACCTAGACAAAAGGTTTGGGGTGCAAAGGAAACGTAGCGAAAGGTACTACAAATGCCTGAAAAGCAAATCAATATGTCAGATGCTCAATATATTCTGAGCACAAAATGAATTCTGGTGCCATTTCTTCAAATTAAGGTTTCAAGCCATGGCAATTTATGGTTTTACTTTTGAAAGATTAAAAGCAATTGCACTCATCAAATAGAACTTAATTTTTAACCATAGCACCTTCGGGTGCTTTTTTTGCGAGAAGAAAATGCCAAGCCCTATTATCCAATATTTCCAATATGAACATTTACCTGAACATTTGCAGCAAGTTAGTAAGCCAATTGGTGATTTAGCTCGGCAAATGGATGAGCAACTTCCTGACGGGCCTGAAAAATCCACAGGATTAAGAAAGCTACTTGAAGCAAAAGATGCATTTGTACGCCAAGCTTTAAGTAAATAATCATTTATAGAAATGAAGCGTCCTAAAGGGCGCTTTTTTATTGCCTGCCGAAAGCGGATGCTAACGGCGAATCCGGGCGGATGCCCATTTTGTATATATAGGTTGGATGACCAATGAAACTTAAAACAGTAACAATCGACGGTAAAGTTTATGCGGAAGTAGACGGTGATAAGCCGATCTATATTCATGATGACGGCAAAGAAATGCCACATGATGCACCACACTCGGTAGCAACAATTGCACGCTTAAACAATGAAGCTAAAACACATCGTGAAGCCAAAGAAGCAGCCGAAAAAGCATTAAAAGCTTTTGAAGGAATTGAAGACCCAGCGGCAGCTAAAAAGGCATTACAAACAATCCAAAATCTCGATGATAAAAAGCTGGTGGATGCCGGTGAAGTTGAGAAAGTTAAAGCTGAAGCTATCAAAGCAGTTGAGGAAAAATATGCCCCGATTGTTGCGCAACGTGATGCTCTAGAAGCCTCTTTACATAAAGAACTTATCGGCGGTGGTTTTGCTCGTTCTAAGTACATTCAAGACAACATTGCAGTACCTGTGGACATGGTTCAGGCAACCTTTGGTCATCACTTCAAAATCGAAGAAGGCAAGGTGGTTGCATATGATCCGAACGGCGAAAAGATTTATTCACGTGTCCGCCCGGGTGAACTTGCAAATGTTGATGAAGCTTTAGAGTCATTGGTTGGTGGATACCAGCATAAAGACTTAATTCTTAAAGGTGGTAAAGGAACTGGTGGCGGTTTTCAAGGTGGGGGCAAAGGTGGAGCACCTACTGGAATGAAACGCAGTGAAATGTCTGTTTCTCAGAAAGCAGATTACATCAAAGAACATGGCAATGATGCCTTCCTAAAACTACCGAACTAATCATTAAATATTTGGAGATAAGTAGTTATGACTACGACAGTTAATTCAGACATGATCATCTATAATCAATTGGCTCAAACTGCTTATTTAGAGCGTTTGCAAGATAATTTGAATGTATTTAACCAAGCCTCTAATGGTGCAATTGTTTATCGCAATGAGATCATTGAAGGTGATTTCAATAAAGAAGCATTCTACAAAGTGGGCGGTAGCATCAAACATCGTGATGTGAATTCAACCGCCAAAGTAGTTCCAGAGAAAATTGGTTCTGGTGAGTCTGTAGGCGTAAAAGTCCCATATAAATATGGTCCTTATGCATCAACTGAAGAGGCATTTAAGCGCCGTGCTCGTACACCAGAAGAATTTGCTATGGTTGTTGGTTACGATCTTGCAGATGCATTGGTTGCAGGCCGATTAGAGTACAGTTTAGCTTCTTTAAAAGCTGCTATTTCTAGCAATCCAGACATGGTTGCAAAAGGTAGTATCGTTGTTGATGGCCGCAAAGCATTGACTCGTGGTATGCGAAAGTTTGGTGATAAGTTTGGCCGCATTGGCTTATGGGTGATGAACTCAGATACATATTTCGATATTGTCGATGATGCAATCACTAAGCAAATTTATGGTGAATCTGAAATCGTTATCTACGGTGGTTTACCGGGAACCTTAGGAAAGCCGGTCTTGGTGACGGACGCTGTAGGTGATAACGATGCTTTTGGTTTGCAGTATGGCGCTGTCACTGTAACTGAATCACAAGTACCGGGCTTCCGAGCTTATGACATCAATGATGAAGAAAACTTAGCAATCGGTATGCGTGCTGAAGGTGCATTTAACTTAGATATTCTTGGTTATAGTTGGGATACATCGAAAGGTGAAAATCCTGACCTTACATTACTTGGTTCAAGCGCTAACTGGATCAAATATGCAACCAGCAACAAAATGACAGCAGGTACCTTACTTGATTTATCGGGTACAGCGACAACTGGTTAAAACCTAAAAATTAAAACCTAAGGGGGCTAATAAGCCCTCTTTTTTATTATTAAGAGAAAAGCGCCATGAAGATTATCTATACACGCATTGCAGCAGCGGCTGCATTAGAGACAGGCATTATTGCTAACCCTGACTATTATGAAAACCCAAATTTGAAAGCAAAAGAGGTAATTATTTACGGTAATTATCCAAAGATTCAAAAGGATTATGAATCTTTGGAAGTTCCAGTTGAAGTTCGTAAGTTGGAAGTGCCACAAAAAACGACTTTGGCCACAGTAAATGTCGCAGTGGGAATTACCCCTGAACTTCAAGCTGTGATGGATGATGCAAAAGCTGAATGTGAAAAGGTAGTTGAAGAAAACACTCAGCTTAAGCAGAAAATTGCCATCTTAGAGCAGGCCGGTGGTAACCAGTCAGAGTTGTTATCTGAAAATTCACGATTAAAAGATGCAGCAGTCTTAGCAGATAAAGCTCTCAAAGATGCTGAAGCTCAAGTGGTCGGTATAAAAACTGAATTTGAAGCTTTTAAAAATGATATTCCTGCAATGCAGGCACGTATTGCTGAATTGGAAGCTGGAAAAGCGGCAGAAAACCCAGCTACAGAAACGGCAGCTAATGATTTTGAAAACTGGTCAAATGATCAATTAAAAGAGTATTTGGCTAGTAAAAACATTGGTTACAAGCCGTCTGCAACAAAAGCAGAACTTCTTAAATTAATCCCGAAGGAATAATGCAATGAGCTTTATTACTGTAGATGACGCAAATTCAATTTTGGGCAGCGATTTTGCACCAGACAGTGATAAGGCTCGTCTGGTGAAGCTGGCAAATGTGTGGATGAAAAACAGAATTGGTTTTGTACCAGATCCAATTGATCCACTTCTTAAGGACGCGGCTTGTGAAATTATCAAAGGAATTCTGGCCAAAGTAATTTATAACGGCAAAGAGCAGCAGTTGAAGCGTAAGAAAGTTAAGGCTGATTCTGTTGAGTCAGAAAAAGAATTTCAAGACGGATCTGAAGCAATCTCTAGCTTTGAACAGATAGCAATTGATTTTATTGATTCACTTGATTTGAAAGATCCAAATGCAAGTTTTAATGGCTTTGGCATACCACTTTACAGGGCATGATATGGGCTTACGTGACGAAATTCAGGCAGACATTGCTGAAGCATTTAATGATGATTTAGCAGATGCCATTCATACCTTTACATGTGAGCGGATCTCTAAAACGAATTGGGATCCTAAAACTGAAACTTATGTTGAAGTTAAAGAAAACTATTCTGGCCGTGGCGTTCTGTTTGGCTCATACAGTCAATATGAGATCCAAACACTTGGAGTACTGGCCACGGATAAAAAGGCTACAGTGCTGCAGAATGAAGTTACCAAAGAGCCAAAGATTGATGATGAGTGGTTAACAGCCTTAGGCTCATTCCGGGTAATTCATATTCAACAGGATCCAGCTTCTACTATTTGGAAATGTCAGTTGAGGAAGGTATAAGCTTGTATTGATTAATTTAGTTGATTTAAGCTATATACCTATTTTTAAAATACTTTCTTGGGGAAATTATGGGGTATATCGTTAAGTTAACCGATTCTGGTAAATATTTAATTCCAGACAATGAGGGATTGCTTACTACAACAGATTCAAAAGAAAAAGCTGTAGAATTTGGTCAAATAGATGATGAAGAGTCTGCTAAGTTAACTGCCCATAGTTTTAGTGGTGGAATGACAACTGGCGTTGATTTCATAATTGAGAAGGTGTAATTAAATTATGGCAACTCAAGCATATGTAATCGTCATTGAAATCCCAGAAAAGAAATGCCCAAATGTAAGAGGCAAAGCTAGTCTAATTAAAGATGGTAAGGCAAAAGTTTATCTTTCAAATAATACAACTTCTAGAGATGCTGAAAATGGCTTTGACCGATATGGAGTTACAGGTGGTCGAAATGCTGTAGTAGTAACTGAGGCAACATTTCCAAAATACGAAGAAGAAATTACTAACTATCTTAATCGAAGATTTGGAGAAGACTGGTCTTTAAAATTAGAAAAGTGCTCAGTTGCATAAATTAAAACCCACTTCGGTGGGTTTTTTAATGGGCGCAATTTAGGAGTTTGAATGGTAAATACAAACTACGTTCCTTTGTGGCTTATCTCACCATTTCAGCATGTGCATTACACATTAGTTCGAAATCAACTGCATATGGATTTGCTATTTGAGGACATGAATAAGGTCGATCAATTCTTGTCTATTGAAGGGGCTGCAGCTCAGGTTGATTTCTATTCCGAAGGTGCATATGCAGTTGTTCAGCTTGGTGATACTTCAGAAAGAAATCAGATTGAAGTGTATGGATTGCTTTTACATGAAGCTGTTCATGTCTGGCAAAAGATTAAAAAGCTCATGGGTGAACGAGAACCGAGCTCTGAGTTTGAAGCTTATTCAATTCAGGCGATCGCTCAGGATCTCTTTAAGATGTATGAGGAAAGCGAGGTTAAAAGTCATGGGGTGGAAGGGGAAAAAGCCGACTAGTTTTAGTCTTGATGTGTCTAAAGCAGCAGAAGCACATGTAAAGAATATTGTCATGGATACCGTGCAATCCTTAGTTAATTTAAGTCCTGTTGATACTGGAGCATACCGTGCTTCACATATTGTTTCGATTGGATCTGCTGATTTCGGCGTGCGTGAACCTGAAACAAACCCAATTCAAGATGCAGCAATTCAAGCTGTAAAGATTAAATTGGGCAATTTGGTTTATATCCAGAACAATAAAGCTTATGCACCCCGCTTAGAAAACGGCTGGTCTGATCAAGCACCACAAGGTATTTATGGCCTCACGTTTAACTTTATTTCTCAAAAGTACGGTGGTTAAGATGGCAATGACTTTAGAGCAAACAAGGCAAGCTATTATTGATCGTATGCAAAGCTTTACTGGTATTGCGCAGGACAGAATACAGTATCCAAATGCTCCAGGCTTTAATGTACCTAAAGATGGTGTTTGGTGCCGCTTAACGATTGCAGGTGGTCCCAGTTTTAATTCTGGCATTGCAGATAAGCCATGTACTCGCCGTACCGGTAATATCATGATTCAATGCTTTGCACGTCCCAATTCAGGAATAATTGAAATCACAAAATTGAGTGATGCATTACTTGCTCATTTTGAATATTTCACAATCGAACACTTAGAATGTTTGAATGGCCAATCTATTTATGCGGGTAAAGATGCTGATTTCATTCAGTATAATGTGAGCATTGGGTACAAGGTGAATTGATATGTCATGTATGCTGACTTTAGAAGAAATCGAAATTAAACGGCAAGAACTGGAACGGCATCTTGAAGATGTTATGTCTGTTGAGTTGAGCAAATGGCAATCTGAAAACAAGCTATGTGTTTCTGATGTGAATATACGCTTGGCTAATGTTGTTAGTCTCGGAGGGCCTAAACATAACGTTGTTACTGGAGTAAGTGTCGATTTAGATAATGAGCTTTGAGTTCAAGAAAAAGCTACTGCAAGGCGATTATTTTTAATGACCTCAGCATATTATCATTTGTGATTACATTCTGTTACAGTAATGGAAATTTATAACAAATGGTAAAACATGAAAAAATCAACTTTAGGCTGGGGTGCCGCAGGATTAGTAGCTTTAGGGATTTTTGGTTCAGGCAATGATAACTCTCCAAAACAAACTTCAGACTCAGAAAATGCGCAGAGTGCAGTAGAGGAAGTTATCGAATCAAAATATATCAACACTAATTCTTTAAATATTAGAGATAAACCAAACGGTCAAGTAGTAGGAAAGTTAGGACGTGGGGAAAAAGTTGATATTTATGAGATGAAAGGAAACTGGGCACGTATTTCCTTAAATTCCTCATCACCTCAGTGGTTATCAACAAAGCTATTATGTGAAACGGATGGCTGTTTTAAACAAAAGTCTCGATCAACCACGTCAAATAATTATCAGGCCTTAAAATCTCATCCTCATCATTCTGAAAGAAAACAGAAAAAAACCTACTACGATAGTGATTGTTCATGTGCTGTGGTGGATTATTGCGTGGGTCCTAGAGGTGGGCACTACTGTATTACGAGTGGAGGAAACAAGAGATATAAACCTAGATATTAATTAATTTGAATTATGAGACCTCCATTTTGAGAGGTACTTTATGTCTTAATCACTACCACCTCATCGGTGGTTTTTTTATGTCTATAGGAATCACTTATGAGCAATTTTGTATTTAAGCGTGGTGACACTTTCAACTTAAATCTTCAGCTAGTTGATATGGATGAAGCCCTGCAATATCCACCAGATGATGTGCGCCGTGCAATTGATCTTACAGGTTATACCTTCACTTCACAGGTTAAAGCTCTGGCTGATGGTGCTACTGTGGCCACATTAACTTGTACTGCATTAAGCCAAAGCACACAGAAAGGGTGGCTGAACATTAAATCTAGTGCAAGCACTGCAACTTGGCCTTTAGGGCTGTGTCAGATGGATATTAAAGCTGTAGTTAGTGGCACTACACAGCACACTGAAACTTTGACTTTCCAAGTGATTGACGGAGTAACAGCATAATGGCAAATCTTGTTTTTAAATTTAGTTGGGATCATCGGCCATTCCCATATAACGCCTCACAGGGCAAGCGGCAGTTTATGTTGCCATTTGCGTCAGGTATTCCCAATCTGGCACCCAACTTTTCTCAAGTAGTTGGTACTGCAGCTATCTCTCAAGGTGGAACGGGGGCAACTACAGCGGCTGGTGCACGAGCTAACCTAGGCGCAGCTGCAAGTGGGGTAAATAGTGATATTAGTGAGCTTAAGGGACTTACAACCCCTTTATCAATTTCTCAGGGAGGATTAGGAGCTGATAATGCACAGACAGCTAGAATGAATTTGGGGTTAGGAACTGCTGCTGTACTAGCGTCAACAACAAGTCAATATGATCCTACGCCGGGACGAGCACTAAGAGTCGGTGATTGGGGGATAGGGGCTGAAGGTTCTCGTGTATCTGATATGGTTGCTCCTCTTAATAATGGTTTTTTTCGAACAGATGACACTTTAACAAATGATACTGGTAATAGTATTGGTCCTTATGGTTTCTTTTTACACTGTACCCGACGCTCAATGGGTTTATATACAAATGGAAGTCATTCATTTCAGCTTGGGAAAGCTGCCTCATATTCTGCCCTGAAGTATCGATTTAATAATAGTGGTACTTGGTCTAATTGGTTTAATTTATTGACTGCACAAAATACTACAACTGATGGAAATGGTTTTATTAAAGCCGCTTCACCAGTCGTTAAGCTTTTCCAAAGTCATATTGAGCTAAATAACGATGCTGCCAAGCAACCGATCACTTTTGACAAATTAGGCACTGGTGACTATCTGATTAAGGGCTCTTTAGGCTTTGCACAGGAAGGTTGGTATATCGAAGTACCTAAGGATGCCAACGGTAATACGGTAGTAGCAGTTGAATATTCAACCTTAGAAAATGGTGATCTTTCTATTAAAACTTATAAACGTAAGTTTGATGTGGAAAAGGCAGCCATTGTAGCTGATCTCGAAAATCCACTTGATATTCCAGAAGGCCGCTGGATTGATATCCGTCTGCATGAAGAACCTGAACCAGAGCCTGAAGAGCCGTTGAGTGAAACACCAGTGGATTTCCAGCCGACTAACTTATCTCAGGCAGTTGCTGCAGCCATGAATGGCGTGGAACCGCCAGAAATCTCAGAAACAGACGAAACACTTTAATAACCCGCTTAAACAGCGGGTTTTTTATTGCCTAAATTTTGGAGAACCATAAATGAGTTCAGGCGCAAAAATTCGATTATATGCTTGTGAGGAAGCAGTTTTAGGAACAACTCCTGCAAATCCAGTCTGGTACACCGTTCGCCGTGTTACTGATAGTTTGACTGAAAATGTTACTACTGAAGATAGCAGTGAAGTAGTTGATTCACGTTTTCGCCAAGGCGCTGTTGTAACGGAAGCCGAAGTAACTGGTCAACTAGAGTTTGAATTATCACTAGGTACCTTTGACTTATTCTTAAATGTTCTCGCTTTCAATAACTGGGCTGCAAATGCTTTAAGTTTTGGTGGTGGAGTACGTAAGTCTCTTACCTTGGTAAAAGTCTTTGAAGATATTGGTCAAGTCTTTATTTATCGTGGTATTCAAGTGAATACAGGTGAAATGACGATCCAGACCACAGGCAAAATCACTGGTAACTTTGGTTTAGTAGGTAGCTCATTTACGCGACAGCAGGTTAATCCTGTTACAAATCCTATTCCAGCATCGACTCGCCCTCTGGTGAGTATGCCAAATGTTGAAAAGCTACTTATTAATGGTCAATCAATTCAGGGTAAAGCTTGTCTGCAGACACTTACCATCAACTTTAGTAATAATCTGGAAGCGATCCGTTGTATCGGTTCTGGTAAGTACACGCCTGAGTTTTACTTAGAGAAAATGATGGATATTGGCGTAAATGCTAATTTCATGTTTTCAGCAACATCTGCTTCTTGGATTGATGCTATTAAAACCCGTGATGTATTTACATTGACCTTCGATATTACAGATACCAAAGGCAGTAAGTACTCGTTTAACTTCCCGCAACTTGAAGTTAAGGAAGCAAATCACCCTGATGGTGGTGGCGATGACATTATTACAATAGATATCAATTTTGCCCAAGTGCGTACCAGTCCAACGATTGTACGTGCTCTTGTGTAATCAACTTATTCAGTAACAAAGCCTATGGAAACCCATGGGCTTTTTTATTTCTAAAAATTAGAGGTTGTTATGGCTTTAAAAGTCGGAATTATTAAAAGCTCAGACGTATCAAAATGGTGTGAATACAAGGGTGCTGATGGCGATGTACAGGCTGAGTTCAAAGTCCGTGGTATCGCTTATAAGCCTTTTCAGGTAGCTATTGAACGGGCAGGAAACCAGATCTCGTCTAAAGGCTATGATGTGATGGTCAAAGATGAAGATGCCAAGCTTTACCACGAGCTTTTAATGGATGCATGCGCGGCCCACTTAATCGAAGACTGGAAAGGTGTGGTATTTGCCGAAATCGTAGACGGTAAAACTGTTGAGTCCGAAAAGCCATATACACCTGAGAATGCCTCAAAGCTTCTTA